ATTGCAGAATTAACATCAGGCGGAACAGCAGGAACAGCAACATCAGCCGATCTTGATGGAATTGTTGCATTCGTAAAAACAGAAACACCTGCTGCATATCTTGCAACTGGTGAGTTAGCAACACGCTACATTGCTGGAACTTCACAATGGGGATTACTAATTGGCGCACAGGACAGTTCAAAGCGACCAGTATTTTCAGCTGTAAATCCACAGAATGCTGCTGGCGCAGTTTCACCATTATCACTACGCGGAAATGTAATGGGTCTTGACCTTTATGTTTCTAACAAGGCTGTTTCAACTTCAATTGATGAGAGCGCATTTATTGTTGTGCCATCAGCTGTTGCAATTATGGAAAGCCCAGTTCTACAACTTTCTACCAACATCATTACAACTGGCGAAATTGAGACAATGCTTTACGGCTACATGGCTGTTAAGACACTTGTTGCCGGTGGAGTTAGACGCTTCAACCTAACCTAATAATGGTCATGCCTGTGGTTGCTCCCGATCACAGGCAGTTGCTCTAGGGAGACTTAAAGGAGATGACATGCCAACCATAATTACAGCTGCACAGTTGCGAAGTGTGCTTGGTGTGTCATCTGCCTTGTATGACGACACTTATCTAAATCAAATAATAAATACAGCTGAAACAGTTGTCTTGCCAATGCTTGCACAATATAAGAGTTTTGTGCAAAAGACTTCATTGACAGATAATGTCGCAACATTTACAACTTTGGGAACACATGAATTTACCGAAGGACAATCAGTCGTTATTGCCGGATGCCTTAGCCCATACAACGGAACTCGCACAGTATTGGCTGGCGATCTTACAGATACTACCTTCACAGCATCGATCACAAATGCAAATGTATTGGAAGCTAATGTCATCCCATCCGGAACTGCTACCTTATCAAATGCAACGACTTATGTTGGAAACGCAGCAGTCGAAAGCGCAATCTACACAGTATCGGTAAATGTCTTTCAGGCAAGATTATCGAGTGGCGGTCAAATAGAAGGTGTTGATTTTACTAGCACGCCATTTAAAATGGGTCGCAGTCTTTACAATACATGCGTGGGTTTGTTAGGTTCATACATTGATCCCGAAGGTATGTGTCAATAAATGCCAGCCTCAACAATTCTTTCAGCAATTCGCACACCATTAGCAACTGCTCTCGGTGGCGTTGCTGCAAATGTTTATGCTTTTGTTCCAGAAAGCCCAGTCAGCCCATGCGTGGTTTTAGTTCCAGATAGCCCATATCTTGAATTAGAAACAATTAGCAAATCCACTATTCATGCAAAGATTAATTTTACAATCTCAGTTGCGGTTGCTTACAATAGCAATCCTGCTTCATTAGATAATATCGAGCAACTAATAATGAGTGTTCTGGCAGTTATTCCATCCGGATATGTTGTCAGCTCGGTCGAAAGACCAACAGTTACACAAGTTGGAGCATCAACGCTGCTTATAGCAGATGTTCGAGTTTCTACCTACTACACACAAACCACATAAGGAGAAATCATGGCAACCACAGTAATCACCGGTCGCGATATTTCGTTGTCTTTCACAGGTGGAACAGACATCGAAGCACAAGCAACCAGCGCAATTTTGACAAAGGTTTTAGAGCGACAGACCTATCAAACACTTGATGGCGAGGCTTACAAAACCACAAATGTATCAGCGACATTTGCATTAGAAATGTTAGCCGATTGGGGCAAGACAAGTTCAGTCTGTGAGGCACTTTGGACTGCGTGTGATACTTCACCAGACACAGACATTACAATCACATTAGTAAGTGCAACAGGCGCATCATTTTCATTCCCAATTAAGCCAAGTTACCCAACAGTTGGCGGAGCAGGAATGGATGCACAAACAGTTTCATACGAATTCCTAGTTACAGGTGGCGCAGTAACCGAAACATTTAGTTAAAAAATAGAAACGGGAGCAAACAAATGAAGTTACCAATTACAATTGAATACAGCTCAGGCGAGCAAGCAACATACATTGCCCAACCGCCTGAGTGGGCAAAGTGGGAAAAGCAAACAGGGAACACAATTGGGCAAGCCCAAGACAAAATGGGCATATCTGATCTTATGTTTCTTGCATACCACGCACATAAGCGTGAAGCAGGTGGCAAACCTGTAAAACCTTATGATGCTTGGATGGAAACTGTTACCGATGTAATAGTTGGTGATGCGCTCCCAAAAGCCACCCAGCAGGAAGCCTAAGCAGATTATTGGTTGAGTTGGCATTAGCCACACAAATACCAATGAGTGAATGGGTTGATGCAGATGACATTTTTACAGCGATAGAAGTATTGGAGGCGAGGTATGACAAATGAAACAATTGCATACAACAAATCTGATCTACGCGATCTTTACAAAGCCTTTAAACTTATGGATGAACAAGCGACAGAGGAAGCACGCAATCAATCTAGTGCTTTGGCGACTTACGCAGCTGAGCAAATTAAAACGGCAGCTAGGGGCAGAACAAAATCAGGCAAGGTTGCGCAAAGAGTTGCGGATGGCGTTAGCATCTCAAAGTCAAGCAAAATTGGTGAGTTCCGATATGGTTTCGCACGACAGAAATTTTCAGGTGGGGCTAACACGCAAACCTTATGGGGTGGTGTTGAGTTTGGATCTAATAAGTTCAAACAGTTTCCTTCATATAGCGGAAGGCAAGGCAGAGGTTCGCGTGGATGGTTTATTTATCCAACGCTTCGCAGAGTTCAGCCTGAATTGATAAATAAATGGCAAGAAGCATTTAGTCGCATTATTAAGGAATGGGTATAATGGCAAGCGATAGTCGCACCTTAAAGTTATCAATCCTTGCCGATGTTGATGATTTAAAAAAGAAATTAGGCGATGCTGATAGTGCTGTTTCCCAAAACTCCAGCAAGTTGTCAGAGTTTGGAAAGAAGGCTGCTGCTGCTTTTGCAATTGCTGCTGCTGCTGCTGCTGCCTATGCAGTTAAACTTGGTGTAGATGGTGTTAGAGCAGCTATTGAGGATGAAGCTGCACAACTTAGATTAGCAAGTGCTTTACGAGCTGCAACAGGTGCTACCGACAGCCAAATTAAAGCTACTGAGGATTACATAAGCAAGACATCTTTAGCCACAGGCGTTGCTGATGATGAACTTAGACCAGCATTACAAAGATTAGCCTTAAGCACAAAAGATACAGGTAAGGCACAGGAGTTATTAGCACTTGCTTTAGATGTAAGCAAAGGTTCTGGTAAAGATTTAGAAACAGTCGCTAATGCTCTCGGTAAAGCACAAGATGGCAATACAACATCACTTGGTAGATTAGGACTTGGATTATCTAAAGCCGAACTTGCAACATTGTCATTTGAACAATTGCAAACTAAGTTATCTGATTTATTTGGCGGTGCAGCAGCCCGCAATGCCGAAACCTTTCAAGGTCGCATTGAGGTATTGAAAAATGGTTTTAACGAAGCAAAAGAAGCTGTTGGCGTAGCCTTGCTTCCTATTATTGAGAAACTAATTGAATTTATAATAACTAATGGCGTTCCAATTGTTAATAAATTTAAAGATGCTTTTAATGTTATTAAAGATGCAATTGATCGCAATAGAGATAATTTTACTGAGTTTGCAAACTTGTTAAGAACTGTTGTGTTTCCAATACTTGAAAAGATATTTGGCTTTTTGTTAGATGTTGGTGTTAGAGCAGCATCAGCAATTATTGATGCTTTTGGTGCGATAGTTGGAGCAATCACACCGGTGTTAAATTTTATTATTGGCGCAATAAATAAAGTAATTGATGGATTAAATCTTGTTAAAGGTGGCGCAGATATAGGCAAAATTAGCACAATAGGTGGTGCAAGTGGCGGTGGTGGCGGAGGAGGATTTAGTGGTATTCCTTCCGGTGCTGGTGGTGGTGCAGGATTTGCGGGAGGAGGCGGTGGCGGAACAGGTGGCGGTGGTGGTGGTGGAGGAGGTGCAGGTGTTGGCACAATAGCCGGTGCAAGTAGTCTTACAGATTTAGTTAATAAGTTAGCAAATGTGCAAGACAAAATTGCAGATGTAACATTTGCAACCTTAACTGGTGGCATTAGTAAATCAACTGCACAAAAACAATTAGATACATTACAAGCAGAATTTAGAGTGCTAGAAAAGCAAGCAGATGCACTTGTAAAAAATCCTCAAATTCTAATAAATGTTAGTGCCATAGATACCGAAGGCGCAGCAAGAGCTGTGGCTAAAGCATTAAATGACAGCGCAGCAAGATCCACGCCTTCATTAGTTGGAACAACAGTAGGTAGATAATGACCGCTTGGTCGCCAGTCTGGAAACTCACAGTCGCAGGAACTGATTACACAGACATTGCAATAAGCGATATTGCACATCAAGCTGGTCGAACCGACATTTATCAACAACCTAATCCATCCTATATTCAAGTTTCTTTTGTAGCATTATCAGGGCAAACATTACCTTTTGATATTAACGACAGTTTAGGTTTGCAAGTCAAAGATACATCTGGTGCTTATGTAAATTTATTTGGCGGTGATATAACAGATATTACAATCAGCGTTGGCAAAACTGGATCAAATGCAACTGTTATTGAATATTCAGTCCTTGCAATGGGATCACTTGTTAAGTTAGCAAAAGAATTATATGCCGGCACAATCTCACAAGATGAGGATGGCAATCAAATATATGCTTTATTGTCTAGCGTATTGCTTGGTGCTTGGAATGATGTGCCAGCAGCTACAACTTGGGCAGGATATGATGCAACTGAAACATGGGCTAATGCGTTAAATCTAGGACTTGGTGAGATTGATCAGGCTGGTCTCTACACAATGGAAAATAGAGCTGCATCAGTAGATACTATTTACAACATTGCAAGTCTTATTGCAAACTCAGCATTTGGATATTTATATGAGGACAATGAAGGCAACATTGGCTATGCCGATGCAGATCATCGTCAGACTTATCTCTTAGCAAATGGTTATGTCGATCTAAGTGCTAATCATGCATTAGGTCAAGGACTAAGCACAATTACTCGATCAGGTGATATTCGAAATGATATATACATAAACTATGGCAACAACTTTGGATCTCAAAAAACTGCAACCTCAGCAACCTCAATTGCAACTTATGGTTACAAAGCCGAAAGCATTCAATCAACTATTCACTCAGCTGTGGATGCTCAAGAAGTTGCAGATCGCTATATTGCCCAAAGAGCCTTTCCACAACCAGCATTCCAAAGCATTACATTCCCAATCACAAATCCAGAAATTGATAATAGTGATCGGGATAATTTACTAGGCGTATTCATGGGGCAACCTTTAAACATCCAAAACCTACCTGCTCAAATTTCAACAGGTGAGTTTGAAGGATATGTTGAGGGTTGGTCATGGAGCACTAGGTTCAACGAATTATTTCTGACAATTAACTTGTCGCCTGTGGCTTATAGTCAAGTGGCGATGCGTTGGAATACTGTGCCAATTGGCGAGGCATGGAACACTTTAAGCGCAACATTGACATGGGAATACGCTACAATCGTATCCTAAGAATAGGACAATATGGCAACTACTACTAATTATGGATGGACAACACCAGACGACACCGCGCTGGTTAAAGATGGCGCAGCGGCTATTCGCACGCTTGGTTCATCTATTGACACAACAACAAAAAACTTAAACCCATCAACAACTCTTGGCGATATTGAATATCGTTCATCAACTGCAAATGTAAATACTCGTTTAGCATTAGGAACTGCAAACCAACAATTGCGTGTTAATTCAGGTGCTACTGCTCCAGAATGGTTCACTCCAGCAGCTGCTGGTGCTATGACTTTATTAACTACTCACACATTAAGCGGTTCAACCTCGTCAATTTCTAGTATTAGCGGAAGTTACAAATCTTTGTTTGGTGTTATTAGTGGAGTAACAACTAACGGAAGCGGTGCTAATTGGCAAATAAATCCAAATGCTAG